AACACAGCTCTTACTGTACAGGTAGGTAAGATTGGTTCTCATTATGATATATGGGATCCTTTTACAGATTATCTGCTTACAGTATTGAATGCTCATAAAAATGATAGGGTAGCAATACTCTTGGGTAAGAAAGCTGAGAAGTGGGAAGACCATCTAAGCAATCAGCACATATTAAAATGTTCACATCCAGCTTCTGCTGCTTATAGTGGTGGTACTTGGCGTAGTGGAAATATATTTAAACATGCAAATCATTTATTGATTACGCAGAAAGAAAAGAAGATAGAATGGTAGAAATAAAACTTAATAAAGATTTTAATAGAGACTTTAATCAGTATAAGAACTATATTAAATCAGTTTATGGTGTAGAAATATTTTATATTAATCAAGATGGAACTACTAACATACCTGACAGGGTAATACCAGTTGAAGTTAAAGAGGCTAAAACTGTTGAGCACTTATCAATGGAAGCAATAGCTAGTATTGTTATAGAATTTATGCATGAGGATAGTCCTCATTTAAGAAAATATAAAGACTTATGTGCTAAGTGGAGGAATCGTGATTACATAGTTTTCAAAAGAATATTTTGTATGTTTGCTAGACAAGCAGGGAACACTGTTACATCAATAGGTAAGTTCTTAGATAATGATCATTCTAGTGTTATTCACCAGCTTAGACAAGCTAATATACATATTGATGCTAGTGATAACTTTTTCATTACTAGATACCAGCTAGTTAAAAATAAGATAGATAATGTGGCAAATATTTCAGAAGATTCTAACCAATAAACTCACACCCAACCAATGCTTAGTTCTTTATGGTATACATAAGAAGATAGCGGTTAATGTTGGAGGTGATGAAGATCTTGATTATTTGCTTAATGAAGAGTTTATCGTAGATGGTAAACTTACAGCTAAGTCTAAGAAGATCATTATAGAAATTGATAACTACTTTGTTAAGTCTAAGAAGAAAACAGATATCCAACTAATGGGTAAGGACTATGCAAACAATATCAAACTTTACAGAGAGATATTCCCTGCAAAGAAGTTACCCAGTGGTAAGCCAGCAAGAAATAATATTAAAATTCTTGGTGAGTCTTTCCGTTGGTTTTTTGAAACGTTTGATCACACATGGGATACAGTCATAAAAGCAACACGTATGTATGTGAACGAGTACAGAGACAATGGTTATCTATACATGCAGACAAGTCAGTACTTTGTCTGTAAACAGGATAAACATAAAGTCAAACACTCTTCACTAGCAGACTATTGTGATATGATTGTTGATGGTGTGAGCACAGAAGACGATCACTTTACAGAAAAGGTAGTATGAAATCAGATAGTAAAAGTGCAGTCATTGCTTTTTGTAATGACTTAATCAGAGAACACAGAGGTGAAGGTGGTATTGAAGAAGGTCTTATTGGATACAAGTATCCTAAAGATATGGCAATCCGCGCAGCTCTTATAACTTGTCAAAGACTAATAGAAGTTACAGGCAAGCCTTTTTACTATCGTGCAGTTGATTATTTAAATGGATTAAATGAGTAAGATAGTAAAGGCTTGGGATGGACAGTATACTGCTTTTAACGAAGCACTAAAGTATATGCATAATAGACAACAAGGCAAGGAGAAGTCAGTACTTACACCTTGGCCTAAGTTTAATGATGCAGCTACTGATGGTTTAGAATGGAATACTCTAACAGTTATTGGTGGAAGACCGGGGTCAGGTAAGACTCTAATCAAAGACCAGATTATAAGAGAATCATTTGTTCTAAATCCCACGGATGACTTCCGTGTACTAGAGTTTCAATTCGAGATGGTTGGTAGAACCTCTGCTATTAGAGAGTTTAGTTCCTTAACAGGTAAGACCTATAAAGAACTATGCTCAGCAGGATCTACTTTGACAGCAGATGTATTAAACACTTGTCACCAATATGCTAAGGAACGTGTCAAGTATCCCGTTGATATAATCTCAACACCGATGACAGTAAACCAAATGCGGGAACAGGTTGACATGTATATGGAAGAACACAAGGGTAAACAAACTATTATCACCCTTGACCATTCCATCCTCGTAAAGAGAGCACCCTACCAGAATAACAGACTTGATATGTTATTTGAATTGGGTGAGTTCTTTACACAGTGTAAGCGTGATTACCCGTGTTTATTCATCTGTCTGTCTCAGTTGAATCGTAATATTGATAACCCGGATAGAGCTGTTGATGGTAAGTACGGTAACTATATTCTTGAATCGGATATCTTTGGATCAGATGCAATGCTTCAACATGCAGATACATTGATTGGTATCAATCGTCCTGCTAAACAGAAGATAAGATACTATGGTCCTGATAGATATATAATTGAGAATGATCGTACTCTAGTTCTTCATTTCCTTAAAGCTCGTAATGGTGATGCTCGTATGAGTTTCTTCAAAGCTAAGTTTGAGAATATGGAGATTGAAGAGATGGCTACTCCTGGAACACAAGAAAGAAGATGACAAATGCATTTAGTAAGAAGATTAAAATAAAGAATGATAGGAAAGGTCTATTAGTATTATTCAATGAGAAGACTGATGAGGATGATAAGTTTATAAAAGTTCAAGATGGCCTTGGTGTAAACCTATGGGTTAAAAAGTCTTGGATATATAAACATCATCTACGTAGAGGTCAGTATGCTGTTATACTAGATCTAACAGCAGAAGAACAATTCAATGCTCATTATCAAAAAGAAACAAAGAAGTTCTTTGATACAAGAGCAGAGAATAATGGTAATTCAATAAGTATAAATAAACTAGAACGTGGTAAAATAAATGGTAAGAATATGACACCTGAAGAAAGAAAATATAAAGTAAGAGAGTTACGGATTGAGCACAAAGGTTATTTTGATAGTCTTGATGATAACTTTCTATATATACCTAAGATGGCATACAGACCTAAGGGTAAAGATGATATGCATGTATCCTTTTTTCCAAGTGAGTTGGAGAAGGGTAAAGATATCTACACTGAGTTTGTAAGTTATGAGTATGACTCAGAAGATCCAAAGAGAACTTTGTATCTGTTAGAGTATGATCAGGATTGGAAAGACATCTATGAGATAAATGAAAGCAGTTCAGGATATAAGAGACATCTTGTACCTGTATCTAAGCTAAAAATTATCAATGATGTTACCTCTCGTAACAAAGAAATCATTACCTTTGATACTCCTCTAGAGAATCCTGATGATAGTCAAAAGGATTTGTTTAAAGCATTGGGTACAATAGCTAAACAACTAGATAGGATAGCAACAATTTTAGATAAAAAATTAAACTAATGGCACAAAGTGTATTAATTATTGCAGACTCTGGCACTGGCAAGTCCACTGCTATCAGAAATCTCAACCCTGAAGAAACCTTCATTATAAATATTGCTAATAAACCTCTACCGTTTAAAGGTTGGAAGTCTAAGTACACCTTGGTATCTAAGGATAATCCAAAGGGTAACATGACTAATGCCTCCAGCAGTACTGGTATATTAAAAGCAATAAATTATGTGAATGAAAAGATGCCACATATCAAGAACTTAGTTATTGATGACTGGCAGTATATGTCTAGCTTTGAATATTTTGATAGAGCATTAGAGAAAGGTTATGATAAGTTTACTCAGATTGCTGCGAATCTTGCACAGGTTGCTAAGACCCCAAAAGATTTGAGAGATGACTTATATGTTTTCTTTATGACTCATTCAGAAGATTCAACAGATGTTAATGGTCACCGTAGGGTGAAAGCCAAGACTATTGGCAAAATGATAGACAATACTCTCACACTTGAGGGGTTGTTCTCTATAGTACTATTTGGAAAGATAGTAAAGAAAGATGATGGTACTTTGAAATATGGTTTTGAAACCGTGAACAATGGAGAGAATACTTGTAAGTCTCCAATGGGAATGTTTGAAGAGCCTTTTATTCCAAATGACCTTCAGTTAGTTAAGGACAAAATTTATAATTACGAAAATTAAAACTATGTTAAGTACAAAAGATATGTCAGCAGGAGGTGGAAGAATCAGTCCCCTTATGAACCCAGGTAACGTTACATTTAAAGTTAATGATGTAACTCTACAACAGACACCTTATGATAAGGATGCCTATAACATCTATCTACATATAGAGAGCAAGCCAATTGGAGGTGACTTCCAGGGTTTTCTAAGAGATAGAAATAATGAGGCTCTTGGACGTTATGAGGGTCAGGTAGGAAGAGTTAGAGCTAGTCAGTATCCTTTTAAAGATACTACGTTACCTAGTGGAAGAGATATTTCCCGTGATCAGGAGATTCTTAAGACAATGATCTTTCTTGCCTCAGCATTTGGTGTAAGAGAGGAACTTGATATGATTGAGGCAGATACTATTGAAGACTTTGTTTCTTCAGCTGGTCCTATTATATGCACAGGTTCATTTGTTAATGCATGTTTAGGCTCTAGAGAATGGGAGAACAATGAAGGTTATATCAACAATGATTTGTATCTACCAAGAGTTTCTAAGGATGGTGTTCCAATAGAGCAGGAAGGTGTAGAGAACTCTAGACTATTAACATT